TGTGTCACCAACTGCCGTGCGAATGGCTTAGGTCGTGCTACTAGCCGATTGTTTAAGCTCTGGGATTGCTGAGAGTGTAGAGAATGTACTCCATGTCGCTTGGCTTCCAGATCGCTGCATGACAGCCCGCCATCTCACATGCGTTTAGCCAAATCTTTTGTCCAGGTGTTAATTTGCCCTTCTCTGCTTTCAACTCAATTACCAATGGCCGACCGCCTTGGAATGGGTGCACCATGAACAGATCAGGGAACCCTGCATCGCCTTGAACGTTTGTCATCCAGCGTCCTCGACTGTTCTGTGCCGGCAGATCGTGATGCACAAGCCAGCCGTAACGCTTGGCAACGCTGATCACCATGTCCTTAAAGTCGGCTTCGCTAATCTTGGAATCAATCTTCATCAGCGGGCACAATCCGTTTGTTGTCTGCTAACCATTCCCATGCTTGCGCCAGTTTTTGCCATGTTTCGCGGCTTGCTTCTAAATCCTTATATCGCTTTTCAAGCAATGCTTTTTCGGCGCGCAATGTGTCAATTACACCGCGCAAGTAGTCAACTATTTCAATAGGTGTTGCCCCAGTTTGTTTGTCATCAAACGCGCTCATTTAAGGCGCTCAATGATCTTGCTTGCTTCATGCGATTTGAGCAGCTCTAACACCGCGCTGTCATCGTCCAAGTTCAGTTGAATCATCTCCAATAGGGCAAGATCGTCCATGCCCTTGTCCTTGGCCAGTTTCTTGATGTAACCGATCTGCTTAGGTGTGGCAAATGCACCAGAGGGTATGTGCACTTTGTTTGTTGACTGTTCCTGCCCACCTAGGCGCTGCACTTTTTGCATTTCTTCACGCGACGGCCTAGCGCCTTGCTTTGCCAAGCCCATGTTGCTCAAACAGCGTCCCAAACTAGACGTTTCACAGTTCTCGATAAAGCTGGTCATATTGACCCCGCGATCGGTGTGTATTTCGTGCGCGTAACCTGTTGCGGTTGGGTTGGCGTCGTCGCGATGTTTCCAAACCACCGAGCGAACGATGCAGGAATCGCCGTCATAGTTCATCAGCGTGGTTTCTACGCGACCGTCTGGATATTGCTCCCAAAATCGCGCTAAGCGTGTTTCTACCGTTTCGTAGTTGCTTAGGTCGAAGCCCATTAGATACCTGCCCATACAGATAGGCGTTGTGCATGGTCATGCGCGCCACCGCGCTGGGCATATGCCAGTTCTCCTGTGTTGCGGATGATGCCACGACGCGCAGCTGCGTTTAGCCGTCCTGCGATGCCCTTAGTGACGGGAAATTGGTCGCCTAGGTGTTGCCAGATGTCGTCTGATGTGAAGAAGCCTTTAGTGCGCGCAACGTGCAAGATCGCAGCGTCGACTTTGCGTTGTTCTTCGGGTGTCCATTTGGTGTCTGCGCTTGCTTGCGATAATGCCATGCCAATAGCAAACGGTTTTCTTGCCGGCACACGGCCGTCACATACGAAATGTGTTTTGCCTTGAATGTCTGGGTAGGCGATTGTTTCTTTGCAGATCGTGCAGGTTTTCATTGTCGGAATCTCCTTGTCGGTTAGGAATGTGCTTGTAGTGCTTTGATTGCTAAGTCGAGTGTAGTCACATCGTGCAATGGCATCGGTTCTTCTAATGACAGCGAGTTCTTCATGCCTTTAAGACGCTGAATAATGCTTGCGTGGGGATTAGTGCTTATGTCTGCAATTTCGTTAATTAAATTGAAGATTGCCATGTCGTGTTTTGTTGTCATCATTTGCTCCATTACCATTCGTCGGGTTTCTTCTGATAGTTCGCCTTGATTCCATGCCACACCTTCACTCATTTTGTTGCACTCCATGGCCCCCAGCCGTAACCGTGACGTTCTACGCCGTAGTTGTAAATCGCTAACGCTGCGCGCAAATTAACATCAGCCTGTAACAAGTTTTCTGCGCTTGTGATAATGCCGGCATCAGTAAGCCATGGTGTCCAAAATCCGTTGATCTGCATTAGACCGCGCGACCCACCGTTCGGGTCTTTGCTGTTGTAAGCGTTCGGGATGCAACGCGATTCCCTAAACATCACAGACTCAAGCACGGTGCGCTGATCGGCAGGCCAGCCAAGGTTGACGGCCAACGCGCTGAACTGCTCACAAGCCGACGTGTACGGGTCAATGTAGATCGTTAAGCTGGTAGTCGTGGTCGGCTCAATCAGGTATGGCTGCACGTCAAACGGTGCCAGGGCAATAGTCCCAGACGGGCTACTAGACGCGTCAGGAGCCCCTGTGAGCGCCGTTACCCCAAAGACCGTACAAAGCACTAGCCCAATGATTTTCTCTGCTAAATAGTTCATCTTTTCTCCAAAGGTATGGGCATGCCCCATGATGAGGATGCCATTCTGAATGCGATTTGTCCCATAAGGAACTTTCCCGAGTCGGGGTTGGTGAAGATTTGCACCAAGATTTCTTGACCGTTGTCCATCACTCCCGTATAGACGCTGTAGTCAAATATCTGGATGTCAGTCATTGCCTGTCCTTTTGTCGGTACTCCGACCCTAGAACATAGATCAAGCCTTAGGTGGGATTTCCCCGAACACCTTTAAGAATGCGGCTTTAACCCAAATTACCGAGTCAGCGGCCTGTGGGGTTATCTCAATGTGGAACCAATCGCCACCTGGTGCGCCGTGGATTGTTGGCTTGTCGTACTTTTGCCATGCGTACCGATCGCAACGCCATGCTCGACCCTGTGGTTCTGGAAAATAATCCAAAATACATTGCAAACCGAGATCGTTTGCGTTGGCAACCAGTTTGTCAATAAAAACCAGCGCTTCTTTGCGTCCTGCTTTTGGATTCTTTTCAGATTTGCGATATGACAAATCTACAGCGCGCCCAGTTGCGTGAACCGACAATGAGCCTGGCTTGCCGCGCATGTCGCGTTGACCCCAAGACCCGTTATTCCAAAGCGCGCCATTTGATGCAACGATGGCTTGCTTGATCCATTCGTTCATGCCGGCACGTGGTGCTGGTGATGCACCGTCAGCGTTGCCGATGTAGTCGCGTGCGTTTGGAACGCCAGCCTTAGCCTTTGCTACTGCCACGACCAAACTTCATGTCTTTAGGGTTGAAGTAGCGCAACGCTGTTGGGCAGACCGCGCCGATCGCAGCTGCTAATAGTGCCGATGGGTCGGTGTTGCCTGTTACTGCGAGCGCAACGACGGCGGCGAGCATTGAGCGACCGTATGAGGCTAGTAGGGCTTTGTCTTTAGGCTTCAACATCTTTGGCTCCTTCTTTCGTTTTTGACTTTAGTCCGTTTGAGGCAACTAAGCCTGACAACGTGCCGGTCATAAACACGGTCAAGGTGGATAGCAGGTCTATGAACGCGGCGTCATTGGGTGCTTGTTTGTCTATTGGCTGGGTCACAAACATAAGCGCGTACACAAAGCCGATAACGGTTATCGCAAACACGCTGGCAAGAACTATGCCCACCACAACGATTAGTCGAGCGTGAAGCTCCTCGGGCTTAAGGCGTGGTCTCATAAATTAAATCCCTTGTGCACGTTCCTGATGGGTTGCAGATCGGTGGTTCGCATTCAGGTTTTTGCCAGTTGGCTGGGTCTTGGCATGGGTAACGATATGAGCCGTCATAACTACACCCAGCGCATCCCCACAAAACGACTGCAATTAGCGCGACGTAGCCAATGAGGTAACGCCAGCGCATTACGCGTCAGGTGTTGGTGTTTGTTTGACCCAGCCAGCCTTGATAAGTGCTGCTTCGGTTGGTTGCTTTTCTTCGTTAAGCCAAACAAGAATGCCGTCTGCTTCGCTTGCAGCCCAACCCTCGGCAAAGCCAAGCGATTTAAGGGCTGTAGTGATTGTCATTTCAATCATGCGCTAATCTCCATTGCAACAATGTAAGAAATTGCTGTGCCACCACCAACATTGATATTTATAACCGCACCGTCATTGTTGTTAAGACTTGCAATTTGTGTTTTGTATGTTGTGGCAGATGTTGTTGCGGGGCTGTCAAGGTAGAAAAATGTCTCAGAACCAACATTGAAAATCGCAGTCCCTGTGTATTGTGCGCTTTTGGTAATAACGCTAATACTTGTAGCACCTCTCAACAGTTGAGTTGTTACTGCACAGTTCCCGTTTGTTGATGTTTTTGCAAGACCATTGTGCGCACCCATAATAAGGATTTTGCTACTGGTTGATTGTGGAGTAATAGCCACAGATAAGCCAGTATCAGCATAAACATTTGTGTTGTTTTGTACTTGAGTTGTTGCCGTGGAACTTACTACTTGCAAAATGCGAAACGCGCCACGCAAATTATTCATCTGCGCTGCGGTCAAAACCTGACCAGCGGTAAACGCTGCCGGAAGTGTGGTTGGTGTTGCCATAGTGTCTCCTATCCTAAAACATTGAACTGGTCAAGTGTGCCATACGTTAACGAATCCAAAATTAACTCATAAACGATGACTGTCGGGGAAGTTGAGTACATAACGCGGTGGCCTGTACCGAAGTCCAGATAGTGCTCGATGCCTTCCACGCTTAAATCTTGCGCTAATTGGGTTGTGCCGGCACCGCTTTGGAACGTCTTTTCTATTGCGATCGTGTCGCCAATTTCTACGGTTGCCAGCGTGTCCTTTTGGGCGTCAGTCAGCATCAAAAACTTGGTTTCCACCGATGTGAACCGTGGCTCTGGTATTGGGTTGAGCAGGTAACTGGCAGCGGTGTTTATGGCGGTTTGCTCGTGGAGCAAGCTGTTAAGGATGCTGCTTGTCTGAATAAAGTATTCCGCTATAGAACCTGCGTTGGTCGCTGTTGCAGTCTTGCCGTCTAGCCCTGTAACCACAGACCTGTTGATTACCTCGTTCGCTTCAAACGAAATGCCGAGACCGTCGTACTTAATTTGAGTTCCATCGTCATGGAAGTCGGCTACAGACGGGCTAAGTGTCGTTCCTATGCGTTCCTGAAATGTGAGTGTGCCGTCCCTCGACATAAACACACGCCCAAACTCTGCTGTCTCGTTAATTTGCGTTATGTATTGCAACACGTTTGTGCCGGCAGGGACGGTGTAGTTGCTGTCGTGACCAAGGTTGACCGTGCCTGTTGCAATGTCCCGTTGTAGGGCAGGGAAATCAACTTCTGGCAGATCAAGCACGGTTTCTATGCGTTCGCCTGATGTTTCGGCGGTGACGTTTAATTCGTTCATAAAGGTTTGTGCCAACAAATAGAACTGGTCAGCGCAATACACGGTTACCGTGTCTAGGCCGCCAAGAGCAAAGTTGTAGTCATAGTTGACGACATAGCCCGAAAACAGGTATTCAGGGTCACCAGCAAGGTCGTAGCGGATGAGCTGCACTTTGCGCATAGGTGCAAGACCTGGCTTAGATTGCGGTGTGTCGTAATACGGGCTGTTGTCGTCAAACGGGTTAAAAATGCCGTCCACGTCGCGGATTGTAAATGTCATTGTGCCTGCGCTGAACTGATCGCCCACATCCCTACGACCGCGCCTGACCATCACGTTTGTGCAATCAGACAGCACGTCTGCATATTCGGTGTTGCCGTCAAGCACAAAGAACGTGTTATCGAGTACACCAGATGTCACGTTGTCAAGCGTGAATGCGTTAACAATAAAACCTGTTTCTATTTGCAGGTCATAGTTACCTGAATCAACTACGGCGACGCCTGGCATTAGGCAATGTTCAGAGCCAACGGCCCTGCACTCCGTGAGTAGGCGCGCAACGCATTGACAACAGATTCGCCGATTTCGGCGCTTGTAGATAGACCGCCAGTCACGTTGATGGTTACGCCGCCGCCTGTGGCCATGCGATCTAATGGCACTACGGCTTCTGGGCCTGCTTCGCCGATCAAAGCGAGCGTTGGCGCGGTTACTATGCCACCTTCGGCAAAGCGAGGAATGCCCATGCGTCCTGCAGCTGGTCGAGGCGCTTCACTTGCCCCAAGTTGCGGTATAGATAGTTTTGGTGCTTCTGGAATGTTTGGCAAAATTGGTATTGAGTTGTAAGCCTTGATGATCAGGTTTACGGCGGTGACTGCTGCGTTGACCATGCCCTCAAAAAAGCCTGTGATGGTGTTGACGATTAGTTTGATGCCGTCACGGAACCATTCAAACTTGTTGTATGCGGCCACAAGAGCAACGACCAGCAATGCAATGCCGGCAGCAATTAGAGCAAATGGGTTGAGTGCCATGGCAATGTTGGTTACCACGATGGCTGCTGCGACCGCGCCGATGGCGGCGGCAATGGCTAAGAATGCTTTGGGGTTGTCTTGAGCCCATGCAGCGAACTTGTTGAGTACAGGCAATACGGCTTGAAGTACAGGTAACAGGGCGGCACCGATTGACTCTTTGGTTTCGCCAATTGAGTTTTTAAGAATCTTCATTTTGCCTGCAGCGGTTTCAGCGCTTTTGGCAGTCGCGCCACCAAACGTTCCGCCAAGCACGTCCATGACTTCGTTGAGGCTTGCGCCTTCTTTAATCATGGTTGACATCTCTGGGCTCAATGATCGGAGCGCCTTAAAGTTGCCTTGGTAAGCCTTGGCGAGCGCGTCAGCGACGCTGGCAGAATCCATGCCGGTGGCCGTGCTGATGTCCATGACAAGGTTCATGTCGTTCATGGCAATGCCAACATCTTTGGTACCGCGCACAAGCGCTTCTAATGCTTTGCGATACTCGGTGTCAGCAACGCCAGATGCTCGACTCATCGCGCTGATCTGCTTCTCTACTTGCGCGGTCTGTGCAGCGCCTGCTCCAGTCACATTTTGCAAAGTAAGCGCTAAGGCCGCCTGTTCTTGCTGATCTTCCATTGCGGCTTTGGTTGCGTCACCAAGCGCGATAGCCAAACCGCCGAGCGCCGCAGCTGCAGGAATCGCCGCTTTCTTAATCGCAAACTGTGCCTTTTCTCCAACTGTTTCAAGTTGCTGGAATTGCTTGACAGCCTTCTTTACCCCTGTGCCGTCAAACTCGCTGATGATCGGGATATTGATTGCCATTACGCGGTCTCTCTATTCGCTTCGCTCATGACGCGCTTCACCAACTGCTCCATCTCGGACATGACATCGTTTTCGCGTTGCTCGTACGCCTTCCACATTACTCGCGAACGATCACCGTAGCGTTCACTTAATTCGCGCCCTAATGCGCCTTCCATGGATGTGTCAAACATTGTGCCAGTCGCGCCCTGCCATTGAATAACAAACGTGCCGACATTCGACTTGTTACCACCGTATTCCTTAATGTTTCGCGTGTTGATTTTGGCGGCAATCTTTTGTTTCATGCCTGGTATCCACGGCAACATCTTGAACCCTGATCGAGTGCTCCAATTGCGAGCCATACCAGACAACGGCACACGAGACGGCACAAGCTTGTTGGCGTCGTCAATAACAGGCTGAACAATTTTCTTGTAATCCTTGGTAATTTCACGGCGCAAAGATTTGTCAATCTTGTTGATGGTCTTCAAAGCTTCTTTAAGCCCGACGACCTCGATCTTTGTTGACACTTGGTTCACGTCATCTCCGTTTTTTGTTTGCCTCGTTAAGCACTTTAATGACCGTTGCCAAGTCTTTT